CGCCCAAGACTGACCTTCATCACCGCCCCAACCGAGCCATGCGATCAATCCCGCGCTGGGCCACCCTTCTTCACCTCTTCGGAACCCCTCGGCTTGCTTATCAACTTCATGTCGACTGAAAAAGCTATGCATCCTGCGGACAGTGCGTGGGGATAACCTCTCTTTAGCTATAAGCTGATTGGCTCTGGCGACACCTACTTGGGTCATTCCACGGCCATATTCCTTGCGGAGATCAAGCGCCCTTTGTGCGTTTCGCGCCATAGCTGAAGTCGGGAGTGTGTCTACGTCACTCTCAGCTTTTGCCTCACCTTCATCTGCCCAACGCTTACATACGTATTCGGATCTAATTTCTGCTTTAAATAATTCACAATACCCTTCGATATTATGGATGCAGTTCCCACAATTCTTTTCCTCGTCTCCTAGCCCATAAGCATCTGGCAGAGAAGGCGGCACTTCTTCACCGTCTGGATATTCATCAAGCTTCAACTCTCCATATGCTGACTTCCCGTCACCTTCTGGATCGTCACTTACATTCTCTGGGACATCTGAACCACCAAGTGGGAAAAGATTTGCTGCAATAAAGACTTCATCACCGCCTGTGATTGGCTCAAGTCCAAGCCTGTCACGGGCTTCATTTCGGCTTATAATTCCTTCACGAACAGCAGAAACAACATTTTCATACGTGCGGCGGCGGCGCTCTGTCATAGCGGGGATGCTATCAATATCATACTTAATAGTAATGTTGTCTCCGAAACTTGGTGCCAACCACTCGTTTAAGTCGCTCTCAACCCTACGGGCCAAGGGAATAATGGTCTCTTCGTAAAGAGCCAATCTGGCTTCCTGTACGTTTGCATAAGTTTGACTGTCTGGAATGCCGATAAGCTGAGACGGTACGCCAAAGCAAAGGGCAATGTCTTTAGCCGCCATGTGCTTGTGCTGAAGAAAATCCATGTCTCGCGGCGAGAGAGCCATTTCCTTCCAATCAAAGTCGCCTTCCAAGAGCATTGGCCTACCAGCGTTTTTAGCCCCAGAGAAATGTCTGCTAAGATCGTCACCAACCTGTTTGCGCTGTGATTCAGACAACATAAGGCTGTTTCCGTTTTCGTCTCTAGGCTTAAACACGATGGCACCGGAAGGTCTGGCACCGTTCATAAGCAAACCCACGTTATGCTTTGCAATCATATTGTGCTGGTCAAGATCGACAGCCGCCGCCATCAGCGGTGAAAGACCTAGATAATCATCCAATGGGTTCCATAATTTAAAATGCTTGACCTCAGACTGACCTGTAACCGGGTCTGCTTCATACGAATTTACAACTTTACCGCCTAAGGTATAATCATAAGACTTTGGTATTGATGTTTCCCCACCAACAATTTTTATCCGATCTGGGCGAAGTACATATAGCTCTGAGGGGATATTACTTGCAGAACTAGCAAGTGCGTAGCTGTTACCAGATAGCAAAAGATAACTATAAAGCGACTGAAAGTATTCTATCCCTGCTTCCGTTGGGTTTGGTCTCTTGAGAAGGCTAAGAAGCGGGTGCTGTTCAAGCTCCATATCCCCCTGAAAAACCTTAATCGGTATTGAGGCCGCTCCATTAGCAATCTCATTCACGCAGCGATACACAATTGCGTTCTGTTGATAGCCTTCTGTTGCGTAACTTTTAAAGTTATCGCGCCGTGTGACAGCACCTAATCCGTTACCACTCATGTAAACCTTTGGAGCTTCCTTCCGCTCAAACGGTTGCGGGGCAAAGAAACCACGCAAATTGTCAAAGATACCCGCCATTAGCTAATTCTCCATATCGGTTGACCTGTGTGCTGAGTCAAATCCGTTAATGCCCAAACAAGAGCGTCTAATCTGTCAGGAGACTTGCGACCTTCTGGTGTAAAAGATGTAAGCTGATCTTCCAACGCCTTAAACTCTCCAACATGGTGAACCTTACTTTGCTCATATAGCGCCGCAATAGGTTCCGCCCTAATTATTTTGCCTCTACTGGCCCTGACCGCAGTGTACGGTATGTCCCTATCTATAGTTCTTACCACTCTTTCGACCAAATCTCCACCGTTATTGACTTCCGCTATTAGCCGATCTGCATTATATTTGTGAAAAGCGTGTATCGCTTCTCTGGCCCAGGTGTCAGGACTTCCGTTCAAACTTCGATCTTCCAGTACATAAAACTTGCCATTTGCGCAACGTCCAGCGACTACAATGCCTGTTTCATCGCTATTTTCTGTGTTTGTTACCGCTGGGTCCACGGCAACAACAATTCTTTGCAAATCAGGCATATTCTCCGGCTTCATGCGAGAATGTTCGATCATGTTCCAATTCCAAAGAGCGCCCTCAATGTCTTCAAGAACCTCTGCATAAAGCTCCTGACGGCCAAGACGGGTTCCTTCATACTTCTCCTTTAGCTGCCTTAAAGCTCCGGGAGCCAAGTTTGCCTCATTGTCAAAGGTACTGCCGCGTGTAACTACAGTTCCAGTGCGCTTGAGTAAATTTTTAATTAAAGGTGTTGGCTTGGGTGTGGTTGTGATCACGCATTGTGGGTTATCGCCAAGGCGCAATCCGAACATAAGCTGGTCAAATGTCTCCGGATAAGGCCAAGCGGCGATTTCATCACACCATGCCCGGTGAAACTGTGGCCCCCGCAATCTGTCTGGCTCGGTTGCGGCAAACCCTTGAATAATAGAACCGTTGAAAAGCCTGATCTCTTGAACGGTATTATTGTAACCTTGACCCCTGCCAGAAAGAAGGCACTCCCTAGGCAGATAAGAAAGTATCCCGCTCTCACCACCGAATGCCACCCTTTTCAAGTCTCCAAAGGTGGGAACTACTACAGCAACGCGAGTGTTTGGGTTCTTCAGAGCATAAATAGCGGCATCAGCGCCACCAGTTCTGGTCTTTCCCCAGCCCCGACCAGCAAGTATAAGCCAAACAGCCCAATCACCTGTGGGTGTAACCTGTTCATCACGCGCAGTTTCCAACCACTCACTGTATAGTGTGGCTAGCCCCTTGTGACTTTTTTTCGGCAAGTTGATCCAATTGGTCAATAATTCTTGTGAGGCTTGCTGGGACGTCATCATCTGATACTACCTGTTTGATTTCTGCCGCTTCTCCCAAGGCAAGCTTTCCCGCCCTTTGAGCTTTGATAACGGTCTCTGCTATATCCTTCAATTCTGGGGTTGAAAGACTGTCTCCGCCTGTAACTCGGTCTTGCTGTGCAGCCAAAGTTAGCTTGCGCCCAATCCTTGCAAAGATGTTTTCTGCCAAAGTCATCGCCGTGTCATCAAACTTATCAGCTTTTTCTGCTTTTCGTTTTGCTCTTTGTGCAGTTCTTTGAGACTCATACTGGGACTTGAAGCTATTTCTCTGCTCTTGCCAACCACCCTCTTTTGAGCGTTTGTATGCAGTTTTTACGGGAAGATCATATTTTTTAATAAGCTCATCAACAGTGGGGAATATTCTAACACCGCCCTCCGTATAACCTTCAACAAACTCCAACCGGAGCTTTTCGGTCACCACTTGATCTATCTTGCTGTCTGAACGTGGAGCCACTTAACCACCCTCCATTACTTGCCTGTTTCTAGCCATTGTAGCAATTCTTTAGCCATTTGTACAGAATGCTCTGGCTCTGTGACTGTGCGATGTTCAACCTTAGTGCCGAACTCTGCTGAAATGTTGCGTATTTTAGTTGCCCGTCCCTTTAGAAACACATCGCTTTGACCGTCACCTCTTGCAATATGCCTTTCATGCAACTCTTGTTTTGTGGCTCCAAGGATAATTATACGAAAATCGTAATGTTGATCTAATAACTTTAAATTGTCTTTCGTGAACAGCCTGTCCCCTTCAAACACAATATGACGTTTCTTCATTCTGACATATTTTTGGAAATCTGGGCCAACAGCCATAGATAGCCTGTCAGTACCCAAGAAGGTTCCCGCGCTGTTATATAACCCCATCAAGCTTACATTCGTTGATTTGTTTATATGGCCTCTAAGTAACCCTGCCTTGAGATTGTGAGACACACCCATGGCTTTATACAGTTCTTTCATCATTGTGGTTTTACCTGTTGCTGGCTCACCTCCAACCGCTACGCATCTTAACATCAGAATAAACTCCTCATAAAATTTCCTGTTTTAAGGAAATCTCCATATTTATCTTTTTTTATTTTTCGGGATGCAGACAACAGCGGGTGTATTGTTTCCCTTCTAGCTTGCCAATAGACATCCCAATTCACCCCGGTCCAACCGTCATTTTGGACGCGACTTATCTCTTCAGCCTGTCTGTCTAGGTAATAGCCAAGGTATCGGCCCTCACGGTCTCGGAATATTTTTTTGAAGCTACAAAGGCATGTCTCCATATCATAGAAATCACCCTTGGTTCCAAATCTTCTGTTTGTTTCACTGAGAATAGAGGCGGCTTCTGACTCAAGCATTAGAACCTGATCTGGCTTTAACTTCTGTCCCGCAAGTTCTTCTAGGCCCAGCGCATACAACAGCCCATTTCTGTGGCTCTTGCTTCCCTTATCGTCTCTAAGAACCAAGTCGGGCGGATCAGTCTGGATTTCTGCACATTGTTTTAGAGCCTGCATATAGAACCACGTTGAATACCGTCCAAACTTATACAGAGAGCCGCTTATTTCGCCCCATAGAGCCTTGAAAGGATCATTGGTAGAGCGCATGACCTTTTCAAACTTAGCCCTTTGAGTGCCCTCTGGGTTGTTGGTATGAATCCAGTCGTAATAAGAAGCGAATTGCTTTGGAAGGTGGCCTTTGTTGTACTTCGTATCTGTCTGGTATCTAAGTCTTTTATAGTTTACGTTGTTCCATTGCTCAAGTCTCTTCGCCCCCACAAGCTCAAAATCTGGAAACTCATTCCAAATAACCCAAGAAGTTGGGGCATAGTAGGTTGTTCCATATAACCAGCAGACCCAAAGCCTCTGCTCTATGTTGAACTCATATCGGTCAAACATATACTTCATCATCCAAAGGGCTGGATCACAATCCTTGTACCGCAAGGCCCAAGCGAACCAGACAATGAAAGCTTCCCTGCGGTTCTCTTTTTTACGGTAATCTATTTCTGTTTGAATAAAGCTTTCCGCAACCAAGCTGATTCCACCTTTTTAATTGCGCCCATTACTTGGG